AGTATTTCTGGCAGAAAAGAAAGCCTAGAACTGGCGGTAGACGGGTTACAAGTGAAAGTAACTGGAAGAAGTACTACGGAAGTAGTGGAGAACTTAAGCAAGATATTAATAATTGTGGACACGATTCTTTTAGAAGAGAGATCCTCTCCTTACACACCACTGGAGGGAAGACAAACTTTGAAGAGACCAGACAACTCTTTCTCAACGATGTACTTACAGAGTCCTTGACAGATGGTACTCCTGCGTACTATAATAGCAACATACTAGGACGCTATTACCGCAAGGACTATGGATCTAAAAACTCAACGTGAAGAGATAGATAAATGGGTTATAAAACGGTTGAATGAACTAGTCCTTGAAGGACAGCACGAGGCCTGCATAGATCTGTATGATGAATTTCGTGAATGGATAGATGAACCAGAGATAATATCCGATATAATGACCATTTCCACAAACGATTTATAGAAAAATGATCCTTGTATTCATCATAGTAGGTTTACTATTCTTTGTTATGGGGTATGGTATTTACCTTACCTTCGGTCCTGGAAAGAAAGACTTGCGTGATCCTATTGACGAGCACGCTAAGATGCACGAGCTTGGTATAGCACACGGTCATACACCAAAGGGGATCATTAAAAAATGAGATTAACTCAGGAAGTTATTGACAAGATTGCAGTCCTAATGCAACACACTAAGATGAATGGTGATGTCAATTGGAAAGATGGAGATGACATAGATGTATGTCTTGCTGGTGCATTTGCTGGTGATAAGTTTATTAGTATAATTAATAGAACACGCAGTAACACAACTAAGAAATGAAAATTATTGCTGAAAGATGCGACAAGGCTGCCGCAGACAATAAGAAACTGCCTTATACAGCCTATCTTGTTGAGTATAAATTAGAAGATAAGATCACTTACGACATTGCTATTGCAGATAGTAGTGTGCATCTTTTTGACCATTACTACGACAAGTATAAGAAAAATTTCATAGGGTTTAAACAAGCAGGTGGATTAGCAAATCCAAAACTATGGAACAACAAACAGAAACCTTTACCACCTCCTAAAAAGAAGAAGTGACACTTGATTTATTCGTTGAAGATGATTTCTTAGAATCTAGATTGCACCATAAAGCATTTGAATATGCAGTGCATAAAGGTAATGCTAGGTGGGGTGAGGTTGATGCTGATCCCACCCATCCTACTGGATTGACTATTAATCCTAGTGAAGATGAACAGATATATCAGAAGTTTGATCAGGTATGTAGAGAGAAGTTTATATCATTGAGTGGGTTTCAACTCGTAAGGATGTATATTAATTGCTTTATGCCCTATGAGCAACCTTGTTGGCACGAAGATATAGATCGTAATATTAAAGGTGTGAAGGCCTATACTGTTCTATACTATCCTCAGTTAAAGTATCATATTGAGGATGGGGGATGGACAGAGTTTATAGATGGTAATTATATACACGGTAGTTTACCTCTTTGTAATAGGGGTATAATGTTTGATGGTTCTTTGACTCATAGAGCACAACCGTTTAGAAACCACGTAAGATTTACTTACGCACTTAAGTATGAACTGGTTACTGATGCTGATGCAGCACCAAAAAGATTTGTTGCTAATAATGGGGCAGGTAAGTCAGGTATGATAACAGTATTATGAAGTTATATTATTCTCCATACTTCAATGGTTCTCAAGAACTTTGGGAGCATCCTTTACATCAAGAGGTTGTTTACATACGTCCTCAACGTGTATTGGAATATACTAAGAAATTACACGAGGGTCATACCTATTGGGATTGTCCTGCGTGGAGAAGTTATTGGAATAATTCTTTTGTAATTTTTAATCAACTTGATCTGGAATTTGAATGGGATAAAGAGTTATGTAAAATAACTAAGAAGTCATTCAAGGATCCTAAGACAGATTATATTAAAATTCAAGAGATTAAAAGTGATGGAATGATCTTTGAGTTGACTCAGCAACTACTAGTATGGTTACCCAATAAAGAAAAAAATATATGGGCTGAGTTGTGTCCTTTTCCTAGGATGTTTCATAAGACTGGACTTGAGTATCTTAGTACAGAGTTTCCAGTTAGTAGATGGCATAAGCCAATGACACCTCAGTATAAAGCACATTCATCTAAGGTTACATTCAAACGTGGAGATCCTTTATACACTATTAGATTTAAAGGTGGTAAGAATAATCAATATAATTTACAACCTTGGAAAGATATGGATCCACCTAAATGGTTAAAGACAAAATTTACTCAGCATAATAATATGGGTAGATGGGTGACAGGTGGTGCTTGGAATTTGTTTAGGAGGGATACTTAATGACTACTATACTATGGCATCCTATTCATCAAACTGCTGAAGGGAATGCAAGACAAACAATAAAAGGTGAGGATGAATCTGATCTAGAACATCCTTTAGCATTGGATGGGTATTACATACCACCTAAACCATATATAGAATATACTAAGGAGAACCATAAGGATTTTGCATATTACAATGATCCTTCTTGGAGACACTATTGGGAAAATACTTTTGTAGTTTTCAATCAGAAAGATATTTCCTTTAAGTATGATAAATCTACTGGTCAAATATATGATACTAGTTTTGATATAGATAGATCCCCAGACTATCTTTATGTACAAGAAGGTATAGCATCAAAGAACATTAGTGCTTTTCCTTATAAAGGATTCTTAGTCATTCAATATAATGAGAGTATGATGTTCTGGCCAGAGATTCCTAATAAGAATCTTTGGATTGAAGCTATACCCTATCCTGATATGTACCATAAGACAGGTATGGAATTGATAGGAGCAGAGTTTCCTTTAGGTAGATGGTTGCGTAGTGTTAATGGTGCTTACAGTTGCCATAAACCTGAGATCAATCTAACACGTGGTGATCCTATGTATATGGTTAGGTTCCGTGGTGCTAGAGATGCTAAGTACAATCTACAGAGATGTAAAGGTGTTGTACCACCTTCTGATATACGTCAAAAATTTAGAGTATCTCAGGCATTAAAGACTTGGTTACCTCAACAGTCTTGGACTATTATTAAAGACGATGTAGAAGAAAAGAAATGTCCGTTTAATTTTTTATTCAAATGATAACAATAAAATGTCTGGCTTGCGGAAAAGAACTGACTAGCTATACAATAGAAACTAAATGTTGTGGGTGTTCTAATATGACATCCGTTACTGGTAATACCTTTACTGGTGAGGATCTCACTTTGATAGAGGTAGTTTCTCAAGATAAGTATAGTTCTAGTGATAATGGTGTCTTAAGCAATGACGATAAGCAGTTCCAAGAAAACAGAAGACAACGAAAGATCAGGAGGATCAACTTTGAAACTCGATGATGTCAAACTAAACTCTTTATTTGTAAGGGTGAAGGATGAATATCTAGAGAGATATAATATTAAGCAGTATATATGTTCTACTTCTACTGCTGATATATTAAGGCAGTCTTTGTTGGATTGTGAAGAGAGTATATTTGAAACAACGAGGAACTCAGCTGATAGAGGTAATCGTGGATACCCTACTGACACTATCACTGGTTATGCAGCATATTATAATCTTGTGCGAGATGTGGAGGCTTGGAATGTGACAGGGTTTCCACTTATAAAAGCAGTGGTGGGTGATTATTTGTCTTTGAAACCAAATGAAAGAGTAGGGATAAGTTGTTGGGGAAACATCCTTAGAATGGATAGAAAGATATTCCCTCACTTGCATTTCGGGGTTCCAGATGGTTGGGAAGAAACTAAACAGTCAGTATCTGCAAACATATTTTTGGGTGCAGAAGTATCAACGGCTACTACATATATCTTAGATGGTGAACAGGTAGATATACCTAATGTCTATGGACAGTTCACTTTATTTCCTCCTAACTTACCACACGCTGTACGGGCATATAAAGGATCGGGAGTACGAGTAAGTGCTGCTTTCGATATATTCTGTCCAGATCGTGATACAGATGGTAAAGTAGATGGGGGAGAATGGCTCCAATGGAGACAACCTTAGGACTCGAACAATCGTACCCCTAACTATGAACAACAATTTAAAACACGAAATTATGTGGTGGATGTCTAGACTTACAATAATGCTTACGTCATTATTTCTGTCGATGTCACTAGCAGCACAAGCATATGCTGCTGAGATACAGATGGGTTACGAGGGTAACTTAGTCTTTGAACCAAATGAACTTACAGTTAATGCAGGTGAGACAGTCACTTTTATTAATAATGCATTACCTC